CCGCGGTGTTGGCCCTGGCCGCCCGGCGCCTGTACACCAACCCCGACCGGTTCACTCGAGAGTCTTCCGGAGACTACAGCTATGGTCTCGACGCGACGGTGACGAAGGCGGACATCTTCACCCCGAACGAGATCCGCACGCTGCAGGAGTGGCGCGTGTCGCAGCGGCCGAAGGGCATCGGCACGATCGGGACTCGCCGGTCTGATGTGAAGCCGATTGGCACCCGGTACGTGCCGGACGGGTCGGAGTTCGGGTTCCCCTGGTGGGGGGATGATGTCCTGTGAGCCTGATCAACCGGACCGGGTCCACCCACCAGCTCGTGGTGATCCTTCGGGAGAACCGACCCGGTGAGCGTGGTCGCCTGGTGCCCACCGAGATCGGCCGGGTGCGGTGTGACGGTCGACTGCAGGAGTCCAGCACTGATGACATCACCACGGCCGCCGCTGCCGGCGAGACGGGTGTGCTGTCATTGAGGACACTGATCTGCCGCCGCTTCCCCGGAGACGACCTCTCGCAGGTGATCGACGGCGACGGTGTCCTCTACAACGTGGTGGGCGAGCCGAAGCGGCATCGCGGTTCTCGTGCGACTGCTCGAGATGTGGTGCGTCTCCGGCAGGCCGGTGTGAAGAGGGGAGTGAGGGACTGATGGCAACGGTGAAGGCGAACCTGAACAAGATGGTCGCCGGACTGCCGCAGGTGCAGGCGAAGGTGGCCGAGGGCGCTGCCGCGGTCCTCGCGGCCGCGTCGGCGTCCGCATCGACCAGACACCGCACCGGTGAGTTCTCCAGCAGTTTCCGGTCGGGGAAAGTGGGCCGGTTCGACCGTGAGGTGTACACCGAGCACCCTGCTGCGGTGGCCCTGGAGTTCGGGCACTTCGCCGAGAAGCGTGACGGAACCCTCGGGAAGTGGGTTCCCGGGCAGTTCAACCTCGTCGGTGCGGCGAAGGGAGTGCACCTGTGACTATCCAGCCGAGGCACCGCAGGATCGACCCTGCGCTGGTGGTGCGTGACGCTGTCGCCGCGGCACTGCCGGGCTCGCAGATCCTTCTCGACCGGGATGCCGAGTACACGCCGGACCAGACGGTCACCGTCGTGTCGGTGCCGACGGTCCGGGCTGCCGGGACACTGCCGGGGGCACGGTGGGCGTTCGATGTGACGGTGTCTCTAACCACCACCGGCCCGGACTTCGATGCGGCTGCCGATGAGGCGGATCTGGTTGGGGATGCTGTCCTGTCGCTCACCGGGTTCGATGACGTGCGGTTCTCTAGCGTCAGGTGTGACAGCGAGCCGGTCCGCCTGTCGCCGCACAATCCGACCGGGGCGGAGACCCTGGCACAGACATTCTCACTGATCGTGAGGAGAGGAGCCTGACATGGCTGACGAAATCTACCGCGATGATGCGGTGTTCATTCCCGGCCGGGGTGGTGTCCTGATCGCCCCGGTCGGCACCCTCCCGCCGACCGCGGACGAACTGAAGGCCTGGGTCACCGCTGGCGCTACCGGCCCGCTCGGGGCATTCGTGCCGCTGGGTTACACGTCCACCGAGGACCTGCCGACGATCGACGCTGATACTGACGGTGGCGAGGTGAAGGGCGCGTGGGAGAACCCGTCTCTGCGCACCACGAAGACCACCATCACGGAGACGATCACGGTCACCCCGATCCAGTGGTCGGAGAAGCCGCTGACGCATCGGTTCGGGCCCGGCGTCCTCGACGCCGGCAAGGGCCAGTGGCACGCCCCGGCGGTGTACTCGTCCACCGAGGTGGCAATGCTCGTCGTCATCATCGACGGAAACGAGCCGCTCGGCATCTCCTACTACAAGGTGTCCTCGTCTCCGGAGGGTGGCATCGAGCCGGACATGGAGGAGTTCCTCGGCCTGCCGGTGAAGTGGACGGTCCTGTCGACTCTCGTGGAGGACGGTGGGAAGTCCAGCATGCGGAAGATGTCGGTCACCACTGCTTCCCTGGCTGCTGCCGGTGGGTCGGACGCCGAGGGGGAATGACGTTCCCCGGGGTGCAGCAGTATCCCGGGGATGACCGTTTCCCGACTGCCTGACTGTCGCGGACCACTCGATGGTGGGTGTGGCTGGTGCATAGTGC